TGGATCGCCTGCTTGGCCAAGGTGAAGCCTGGCTTGAGCAAAGCCAGAGGCCCTACCGCAATCGATTCGAGCAGCTGGAAAGCAGCGAGCAAGCTCTGTCCAGAAGTGGAGGGGGGAGTGAATGGAAGAACCCCTCCCGCTGGAGGAGTAGGCACAGCGGCACCACCAAAGAGCATGGTGTTCTCGTCGCTGGCGTACGTCGTTCCCTTCACGAGCTGCTCCGTCGCACCGTCCCCGAGCAGGATCGTCCCGTCTTGCTTGACCTGGAGGCGCACGTTGTTATTCGCGCGGATATCGATGTCGACGTCCTCCGCCCACACGAACACGCGATCGTTCCTGAAGATCGGCTTCTTGTCGGCCCCGAGGGGCACGGGGCAGTAGGTGCTGTGAAGGATCGACATGATCACCGGGGGGAGGCCAGGGTCGCCGTCGGGCAGGACGACGAGGACGCGGTCGCCCGGCTTGATCGGGGTCGTGATGGTGGCGTGGCAGCCCCCCTGGATGCCCGAGTAGTGCGCCGTAACCATCAGGTCCAGGGGTTCGAGCAGGACATCGACCTCGACGCCCTCCGGCCCGACGTAAACCGCGTGCTGGTTGTCCGGGTCGAAGTCGCCCTCGTCGCTCATCACGCCGACCGTTCCGTAAGACACCCAGTGCCTCGGGTCGATACCGGGCATGGTCAGGGCCTTCGCCAGGCGCTGTGTATCCCAGGCGCGGCGGATGTTCGTGCTCATCAGAGGATCCCCCGATTGACGAGGTCGGCGGCTTCTTCCGCCTTCTTTCGCCTCTCCTCGGCATCCTTGTCCGCGTCGGCGCGCTCGGCGACCGAGTCCTCGCGGCGTTCCTCGTCCGCTTCGAGGGACTGTGCGCCGAGGTTCTTCGAGTCGCTGTACGCCTCGATGTAGTTGACCAGCTCCATAGAGACGGAGTAGCCATCGTCGGCCGTGAACCTGTGCTTGGCGCTCCGGCAGTAGAAGACGTCCTGGAGCTTGGCCGCACCGAGCGCGGTCATGATCCTGTCGGTGAACTTCTCCGTCTGCGCGTCCTTCTGGTGGAAGCGCCCGGCCTGCTCGCGCAGCATCTTGGCGATCTGCTCGCGCCGCTTCTCGAACACCTCGGACAGCGGCGAGATGACCAGGGTCTTGCCCTGCCCCTCCGTCCTGTGCTCGCGGGCTACGGTCACGCGGCAAGGCGACCCCGGGCGCAAGCGCAGGAGGTCAGGGTCGTCGTTGTGATCCTTGCCCGCGGGGACAACCGGCGAACCAGGGAGGAACGCCCCGCGCTCGGCCGATGGATCGATGTAGCTGGCCATCTCGTCCGTCTCGATCTGGACGGAAAGCTCCTGCCGGGAGAGCTGGTGGTAGATGCTGACGGCGATCTGCATGAGCGCATCCTTCTTCCTGATGCCGCGCACGACCACCGTCTTGACCTCGTCGACCTTGCCCTCGCCCTTCGCGCCCATGCGCGAGATGTGCGCGTCCGGAGGGAAGCGCTGGCGGATCGTCCTCTCCTTTGGGGGGGCGTCGGGGTTCAGGCTGATCACCTCGACGGCGGGGGCCTTGATCCTGCCCAGCTTCCTGCTGGTCTTCATGCTCTTGATGTTGTGTCCCCAGACCATGAAGCGCACCTGGGACAGCACGGGGTTCTTCGTGACGGGGTCGATGACGAAGCGCCCGAACTCGTCGGCGGGCCCCCCGATCACGGTCACGCCGCCGTCCACGCGGCGGAAGATGGTCTGAGGCGGGCGCAGCAGGAGAAAGTTCTTGGGATCGACGCCCGTCTTCTTGTCGACGGGCAAGCTCGGGTCGTAGACGGGCAGGCAGCCCGACAGCTCGCACGCCTGCGTGATCAAGTCCCACAGCGACATCTCCTGGCCGGGTGACTTCGGGTTCATCCTGGGGTCGCCGAGGGCGGAACCATTCTCTTGCCCATCGGCAGTACCTCCCGTGTCCTGTTGAGCCGCCGCAGGGGCGGGAGTCTGCGGGCTTCCCCCGCCCGAGAGCGCGGCGTTGCGGCTGGCCGCGGTCTGGAGCGACCGCAGCAGCAGGCCCCGGTCCAAGATCGGCTCCTTCTCTGGGGGCGACCCATACCAGGCCGCGCGGAACTGGTCGCCGAACTTGCCGCTGGTCTGCGGGAACTGCCCGAGGATGCGGTTGACATAGGCGCTGATCTTCTCGCCCGATCCCGTGATCTTGTAGGCGGGAGCCCTCGGGTTGATCTTCGCGTCGATCATGACTGCCTCGTAGCTTCGCGCCTTGATGCTCACGGTCGCGTCGTCGTCCCCGTGGCTCGTCTCCCACTCGTCGACGTAACCCCTGAACATCAGACGCGCCCTGCCTCCCTCCTTGTCCACGTCGAGGGGCAATCGCCAGGACTCGGGCTTGCCGAAGCTCTCCGCCGTCACGGTTCCAACGTAGGCCTCCACCAGTGCGGCCCTGATGATCTCGGAGACGAACGGGGCGTCCCTGAACGGAAACGACGCCGTTATGGTGTCCGCGATCCTGAAGCTGTTCAGGTCGACGTCCAGCTCGGTCGGGACCACGATGACCTCGATCGAGTGGTCGTCCCCGGGCGAGAGCGTCTGCGCCGATACGGGAAGCTGGTCCACGAACGACTCCGAGAAGTTCCCGCGCCTGCTCTGTGTCAGCTTCGCCTTCTCTTGCTCTGCCGTGCGGATCTTCTTGTCCAGAATGGCGGCAGACGTACCGTCTGGGCTCCCCGTCGCGCTCGCAGCTCCTGCGCTAGCACGCTGCTCCTTGAGGCGCTTCAGCTTGGTGTCGGCTTGCTTGACCTGCTGCTTAAACGGGGATGACTCGCTCTGAACGTCAAGAAGCTCCTCGGCGGTGGGCTGCTTGAAGTCATCGAGCCTAATGAAGAGGCGCAGGAAAGACGCTGGTCGATAAACGCGCTCCATCTAGCACGCCTGACGGAGATCGCCGGGTGCTCCATCGGTACGCCTCGGGATCCTGATAGGACGGGCAGGGTCGTCGCTCGCACCGTCGGGCAGGCTAGGCACGTTCGACGAAGACAGCCCGTTGAAGTCAGCAATCTGCCACCACAGGTCAGCGTCCCCGTAGTACTGCCTGGCCAGGTCGCGTAAATCGGTGCCCGCGGGCGGTCGTACCTCGGCCAAGACCTCGGGCAGCATCTTCGCAGCCAGCGAATCGTCGGCCTGGATAGCCTTCTCCAGCGAGGAGTCGGAGCTGCGGCACACAGTGTAGATCTGAGTCTTGGTATCCAGGAACGACAGGGCGCGGTCCACGAAGGTCCCTCCCATGCTCCCAAGAAAGAAGGACTCGACGTTCGCGCCGCGAGCCGTGAGCAGATCGATCAGGTCGCGAAGCGCCCCGGCGCTGTTCTGGAGGGTCCCGCGCGAGCGCTCTATCAGGTCGCTAGTCAGGCTGTCCTGCGTGCTGAGCGCCTGCGTGACCTTGTTCAAGATCGACACGCCATCTACGATCGCGTTCTGGATGCGATCGGACTCCTCTTCGAACCGCTGACTGAAGCCCGCGATCTTGTTCAGGGGAGACTTCACGAAGGCGTTGATCTCCGCGACCATCTTCCCAAATTCTCCTGCGGCTGCCTGGAAGCCCTCGCGTTCGTCTGTTGTCCCGGCCGACAGCACGGGAGCCGATGCGGGCTCATCCCGCCCGCGCCACTCGAACTCGATCTCCCAGGCCACGTCCTGCGGCCTCTCGAACTTCGGGACAATCCTCTTGACGATGCCCGTGCGCACGATGGACTTCGTGTTGGCGGGAAGCTCTCCCGAGGGAAGGATCGTGTCGCCCCAGACGACCTTGACCTGGAAGCCGCTGCGGACCAGCCCCTCGAACGTCGTGACCAGCCCTTTGGCCGCGCCGTTGCCGAGGAAGATGTCCTTCCACATGCCGCTGATGACGGTGTTCTGCTCGATCGGGCCAAACACCTGCTGCGAGGCCACAGGGTTGCCCGCGTAGTACGTGGTCTTCGAGCGCTGCTCGGTCCCATATGAGATCCCACGATAGGGCAACGCCCTACCCTCCAGACGTATGACCTTGTTCTGCCCCGTCGACGTCTTTTCCCCTTCGAGAATCTCGACGCTGAATGCGTTCGCCTGCGAGAGGAAATCCGCCATCAGAACCCCTGGACCGCGCTGCCGACGGTGCTCATCTGCGCCGCGTCGGCCAGGCCCTCAAGCCCCTGCTTGAACGTGAGAAATACCCGGTCAGGGTCCTGGTCCTTGAAGTCCTGCGTGATGTGAATGTCGCCGGTGAACGGACCGACCTGCGGGGCCTTTGTGACGTTCGGTCCTACGCCTGGCGCCAAGGAAGGTGACGGCCCTATGAACTGCAGCATACTGGCCTTGCGCTCAAGCTCGACGGATGTGGCCGCGACGACGCGGTCGAGGACCGAGGCATCAACTCTGCCCGTGTAGCCCTGTCGCTCAGCCAGATCCTTCCTCATCTCTGCCATCTCGGAACCCGAGAGCATCCGCTTCAGCTCCGTGCGGTTGACCGTCGTTCCCGTCATCAGGCCGAGAGACTTTGCGTGAGCGAGCGCCGTGCGGGCTCCCTTGGCCCCGGTCGTGGTCTGGAGCGCGTCCAGCATGGCCTGCCCGCTCGTCTTCATCTTGGCGACCCTCTCCGCCTCCGCGACCTTTTGGTCGCCGAGGTGGTCCACGTAGGCCGCGATCGCAAGGCCAAGGCCGACCGCCGCCGCCGCCGCGATGTTCAGCTTGGACGCGAACGCCGCGAGCCCACCCGTGGCCCCTCCCAAGGCAGGTCCGAAGCCAGGCAGAAACATCTGCGCCGCGCTGCCTCCCTTGGGCGCCCCTTTCCCCAAAAACCCAGAGAGAGATCCTGCCACGTCGGAGAACTTCGACGTGACGAAGACCGCCGCGATCGCCTTCCAGTTCGACAGGATGCCACCAGTGATTTTTTCCAGCGTCTTGAACGCGCTCAGAAGCTTGTCCCCGTACACCTGGACGAGGGTCCTCCCATCGGCCGTCACCTGTGACAGATGCTTGCGCCAGACTTCTAACTTCTGCGCAATGTACGTGACGGTTGGCGCTCCGATGTTGCGCAGGGTGGTCACAAAGAAGTTTTGCAACCGGAACATCGTTCCCGACAAGCCTTTGCTCATCTCTTCGGCTGCCGGCGCCAGGTCAGCAAATCCACGCTGCATTCGACGATACAGCTCAGGAGCGGCTATTTTCTTGGTGTTCCCGAGCATGTCACGCAAAGCGTTGCTGAACGGATCAAACCCACGTACGCGCCCAGTAATCAACGCGCGAGTCACAGTGACAGCCGCTTGCTCTCCGGAAACTCCGAAGACCTTCGATGCAGCTGCCGCCTGATTCGTCAGATTCAGAACCTGTTTCTGGTCCATTCCGAGCCGCGTGAACGCCGGCCCTGCAACTTGCCGATATACATTTCCAAGTTCGGTCAGCGGGATTGCCAATCGCATCTCCGTCTTCTCAAGCTCCTCGGTGACAGCGGTCGCCTGCCGCATCGAGTGAGTTATGCGATCCATCGTCGTCAGTTCAGCCTTCCATCCTTGGAAGGCAAACAGAGCGCCGGCCAACGACTTTTGCGTGTGCCCCAGTTCCATATTAGCGGTGGCTATCTGGCGAGCCAGAGCCCCGAACCCAAACCCAATCCCAAGTCCGGTAGCCGTGGTCAGGGCTGCGTTCTTGGCGAATCCTCCAAGTCTCTTTTGAAGGCTGTCAGCAGCGGTGGACGTTTTCTGGAACGCCCTCTCCATCCTCTGGGCGACGGGGGACATTTTGTCCTCCGCCTCGAACGTCGCGCTCGTTAGGATCTCCGCCACGCTTATACTTTACTTTGGCTTGGACTCCCTGTCGACGAGACGACTTAGTGCCTCCTCAAAGTCAGCGGCCTCATTGTTGGTGAGAAGCAAGATCTCAGACAGAGGCTGGTGCCCATATCGGGCGATGTACGCGATTCTGTCCCAACGGCGATCGCGTGATTCGACTAGATGACGACTTCGATCGTGTCTAAAAAATTCTTGACCGTTGCTTCATTCGCCTGGCTCTTGGCCAGGAGCGCGCGTACGAGGAGATCTCGCACAATCGCCGAGCAGCCTTCCAAAAACATCTCGCGCTCTCCTGCGGATGATGAAAGCACGTTCCCATCCACTGACACGATGGCGCGCTTGAGATTTTCGTAGGCCGTCATCGTCCCCGCGTTCATGGAAGCTTTCGTCGAGGCCTCTTCTTCTGACAGGGTCAGAGTCCGATAAATCACGACGGACGGATCGGAGGGAAATTCCCGACAATGCTCGGGTATCCGGCATATGTACTTCGCCCGTGATGCGGCGAGTGCGCTGACCGCAGCCTGCGGATTTGATGGTGATTCTTGCTTCAGAACTGCTGACTGTTCTTTGGACATGTTTGTAGCCCCAGCATCCTCTGGGGATCATGTCTCTGTCAAGCAGAAGGATTAGATCGAGAGAATGTAGCTCGATGCCTTGTACGTGAATGTCATGCTCACGTAGCCATCCCGTGCCCCTGGATTGAACGGGATGGGATCGAATTTCATGTCGGGTATCGTGATGCGTGCCACAGATCCGTCCGGGAAGACCGTACGGAACGTCGCCGATATGACGGTGGCTCCCGCGATTCTTCTGCTCGCGCGCTCAAAGATCTTCCTCTGGAGATCGAGAACATCGGTTCCCTCGGGGTGAACGGTGAAACTCCCACCGACCTCCTCGAAGATTTCGTCCTGCCTGTTCGCAGTTTCTCCGAGATAGCCCTCGCTCAAGATGCGGGTGCGCATCTCGAAGTTGAAGTCTTTGATGGCCGTGATCTCGTTCAGCAGCTCATTGTCCCGCGTGAGGCGGACCGTGACCTGCTGCCCTATGACTCGAAGTTCCATGCTTCAGCTCCTCACTCAGGCTACCTGGGTGATAACCACGGTCGGACCAATTTCGGTTTCTAGAATAATGGCGTTCAAGTCACCGAGCATGCGCGCTTGGATTTTGAATGTCCTGATTCCCGCCCCAGTGAGAGACTTGGTGTTCCCGCTCTTCTCATCGATCGAGTATTCCTCGATCCTCTGCTGCGACGGGTTTTCGGCCGATACAAGGCCGGACAAGAATCCATCGAACCCACCAACCATTGCGTCGACACGATCGGTAGTGCCCGGCTTCTTTGAATGCTTCGATGAGATTGCCACAAGAGAATCCTGGATGAAATCGGCCATGCGACGCCGATTGTCTGCAGTTCGTGTGGGGAACTCATCGGGATCAGACGCGGTCACAGCGCTGTAGAACCACCAGCCGGCCGTCCGATCCTTCTGGAGTGCGGATACGCCGTTGGCCTTGAATGCCACGTAGTCGCTGCGCACGAGCGGGCTCGTGATGAAGGCATCCTCGATGCCCTGAATGACCTGGAGGACGCTGTTCTCGGGCGCCCCGACGGACGACTGGAACTCCTCCGGGATGCTGGCGAGCATCGACGCCTTGAACCCGCCCGGGCTGACGAGGATGTTTCTGTTCAGCTCAGAGGAGAAGATCTTGACGTAGGGGAAGTTGACGAAAGCGCGATCGGAATCCGTGCTGGTCGCCGCCGCGAAGTCAGCGGCCGGAAGGGCAATAACCGCAGCCTTGGCTGCCGTGGCCGCCGCGATAGTGTTCGCGGTCGCCGGGACCCCCGAGACGAGGGCCACGCGCCCCCGTCCCTGTGCCGAGGAGTTCACGCCGCTGTTCCAGAGGGGCACGCGGATGTTGTTCTTGATCGAGCTGGCGGCTGCTGCGCACCAGTTGCGCGCGGACCAGACAACCGCGATCTCGTTCATCGGAGAATCCGACGGTGCTACCTTGCTGATTGCGGCAGCGTAGAGAGTGGTCACGCGGTCGGCGAGATTGGTAAGCGCCGTGTCCGTAGTCGGGGCGAAGATCGCCGTGGCAGCCGCGACGGAATTGACCGTCGAGATGTTGGTGGCAGCTATGGTCGACGTGACGTTCGGGATGGCGGGGTCGAGGACCGTGTCGATCACGCCGCTCAGCGCCGTGTGGCTCTTGATGAAGAATGCCGTCGGGCCGACGGAACCAACCACGGCCTTCTTGGGAAAACCGAAGGTAGCGCCCACGGTATCGTCGAGGATAAGCGTCAGCGCGCCTGTCTCCGGATCCTGGGAACAGTTGTAGACGTTCGCTGCGTCTCCCGAAGCAATGGTAGCTGCCACGGAAGAAATGCGGATTTCGTTGCCCGTGATCTCCGTACCTTTGGGAATAAGCACATCCTGCGACAGCGCGATGACGTTGTTGGTGCCGACTGCATCGTCTGCGAAGCGGGTGCCTGCCGGGATCAGGATGTCCTTGCCCGTGATCGTAGAGTCGGCAGGATCTTGATCGGCCGTTGTGATCGTGACCCTGAACTGCACCGACGCCTTGACTCCGGTTCCCACGACAGCGTCGGTGGAGAACATGTCGGTATCGACGCGCCCGATCACGAGGCGTTTGAACGTCTTGCCCTTCAGCTCGGCGAACAGGTTGCCGTCGAATGAGATGCCCGACCCATCCTGCGCGGCCGTCGCGCCGTTGATGCCGTTCTGCGAGATGTGCGCGATCTTGAGGGGATCGCCGAGGTAGGTCGACAGCAGGTCGCCCGCGGAGAAGACCTCTTTGGGAAGGAAGGGTCCCTTCAGGGACTCACCTACGACTGCAGTCGCTCCGGGAGAAACACCAAGACTGACCGAGGGTCCCGTCTTGTCGACGATGATGATCTGTTCCAGCTCCAGCGCCTGCTGGATGGTAGGTGTCTGCGGGACGCGACTCACGTAGGGCATTGCTCAGCCTCCTCGGGTAACCTTGACCACGACATTCGCTGCCAATGGATAAACAGGCCCCACAATCACCTGGGGTGCCTGGGCCATCACAGTGATCACGGCATTCCGCTGTTCCCGCATCGCGGTGTCTTCATTATCTATCACGCGCCCACCTTTCAACGCAAACCTCACGGGCACTCCAAAGTACTCGGGGAGCGTCAACCAGCGCCCATACTGCGCGCCCTGCGGGTCGTCCATCAGGAACCCCGGGTTCTGGAACGCCTCCTCGACGCCGCGGATCGCCGCCTCGCACTCGGCGGGAGACGACGCACGCATGCTGATCTCCAGGTCGCACTCGATCTCGGAGACCTTGTAGAGGGCAAATCCTGGTTCCCCCGGATTCTCCCACGTGTCCTCAAGAAGCTTGGGGGAGAAGGCCGAGTCACCATACTTCCAGTCCCCTGGAAGCACACATGCAGACGGCGAAACGAAGCGATCGATGAATGCCGGCCACGTCTCAAAGACCTCCGCAAAGTGGGTCATGCCCCCACCCGGGGCCTGCCATTCCAGACTGGCGATGTGATTGGCCAGGGACATCGCCATCGCGGCCCGCGCGTTTCTGGTAGCGCGTCGGCTGTATTCGTCCTTTGTGATCGGCACTATGGCACCGCCGCATTCATGGCCGCTACGATAGCCTTGCGCATTTCTGGGACCAACCGTTCAACGACTCTGCCGAGAACGTTTTTGGCCGGGATACCTTTGCGCGCGATGGACCGAGCCAAAGCGAATCCGATGCTACGCATGGCCGCGTTCATATCTCCCTTGGGAACATCACGCAGAAGTCCCTTCCGTCTAGCCCATTCCCCGAGGACCGCAGCCGGCGGCATGCGCGCTCCTGGGCGCCGGCCGCCTTCTATGACGGAGGCATACAGCTGGGTGTTGAAAATCATGGCCCCGCGCGGGAGGTCTTGAGATTTCCATGACCAACGATAGGTGCCCATGTCCACGGGAGATGGAACCGTCTTGGCGATCTCGTCATGGACAAACTGTATGCCCCGATCAGAAGTGATCTGCATCGCCGTGATTCCAGCTTTTACCTGCGCCTTGGCCAGCTTGCGCAGCGTCGGAGCAAACTCCCTGAACGTCGTCCGATAAACCGCCATCAGAATTTGTCCCGAGGGATCAGTGCTCCGGTGTCGCGATTGCCCTCACCCGCTTGCCGCGTGAGATTGACCCTCCAATCGAACGTATCGCGTGACAGTTCAGGCGCTGCATTCGGAACGAAACGCCGGCGAGAAGGCTTGGGGTTCCTCGGACGATTCTCGACAACCTCCCAGAAGAACTCGACGTTGCGCTTCCCCGTCAGAAGCAATGCTGGGTCCTGCAGATCCAGCGTCACCCCCATCAGATCATCTTGGGAGTACTTCGAACTGATCTCTACGATCTTGATTCCGCCCTCTTCTGTGTTTCCCGTAGCCCGAATTATTTCGTTCACGGAAGACATATCGATAACCAACGGAGTCGGCAGGATCTCACGCCTGCTGATTTCCGTAGCGCCTCCATCTCCCCTTCTGCTTCCGCTCCACGCGACGTGGACCAGAAACACACGATACGGCCGCAGCCCGAAGCTCGTGTGCAGCTGACGCAGCCGATCGATGATCGGACCCATACGCGCCGTCAACGTGCGCCCGACCTCCTCCGACCGTAGAGGTCTTACCTGTCCACGGCTCTCGGGGAAGTCATCTTCTGGGCGCGAGGGCGATGAGCGATCGGTCGCCATATCCCCATTCTACGCCACGTTGAGCTGGGCGCGGCTACGCCGCACATAAATCAAACATCGCCGGCTATCACGTATTCGATATCAGCCGTACCAACGAGCTTGATGGCCGTGATCTCGTCGCCAGAGTTCATCCCGGTCCACAGAAAGAGTCCCGAGACGTTGAATGCCTGGTTGGTTCCGACTGCCGATGTGATGACCATCTTGATGGTCGATCCATTGGGCGTACGAAGCGCAATGCACTTCACCTTCGTGATCGTCTCCAGAGGAATCGTATAGGGCACAGCATCAGTCGCAGCGATGATCCCCGGGCGCGCGCCCTTGGATGATCCGAACGTAGCCATGAAGGAGGTGTTGAAAATCTCCTGCAGAGTCAGTCCCGACGATGACGCCGAGGGCGACCCGCTCAGAACACCTTGGTGCGAAATGATTGCTGGGACCATTGTCTAGCTCCTGGGAATGTTTCCGGCTCCACCCATGCCGATGCTTTTGAATTTTGAACTATAGGCATAGAGGGGCACGCCCAAAGTGTCGGCCAGACGATTCGCCCACATGACATAGGCTGACTGCAGCCTCTCGATTTCATCCGCTCGCAACGTCAGACTGCCCAAACGCTCAGCCGCCAGTCTGATTTGCGCATCGAAGATCTGGTTCTCCGTTTCATCAAGGCGTGCGATCAGATCACGAACGATTCCGATCGCGTCTTCGATGACCAGCCCCATCGCATCTTCCAAAATGAAGATCGTCTGGATGGGACGCGGCAATCCCCATGAGGCGCTTCCCGCAAATGAAGCGTTGAGATAACCCAAGTGATATCGGCACCTTGTCCTCTCCGCTGCCGTCAGTGCCATCGCTTAAACGCGCCCCGTAATGCGTTTCCACTTCCGCCATTCATCTGGCGTTCTGTGGCGCTTGCTGGAGTTGCATGACTTACACGCCGGCACAACATTTTCTGGCTCGTGTCGCCCGCCGCGCGACACCGGGATGACGTGATCGATTGCCACTGCCTTACCTGGTTCTTTTTCAGCTACTCGATCAGCTCCAGTTCCACTCCCTGTGCGCGCAAGCTGGCGATGCCTTCGGGTCCATACCCGGCTTCCTCGATGATGCAGCCTATCTGAATGTGGGTCATGGCTCCGCCGCTCAGTGAGACCGTTCGCTTGTTCTTGGCGACATAGCGCGGTCGCTTCGCCACCGGTGGCGGCGCAGCTTTGGCCGTGGCAGCCGACGGCTTGGCCGACTCCGCCTCGGGAGCGGTTTCCTTTGGCTTCTCTGGCACCGGTGTCGTCTCTTCAGCGCCGAGTCGCGTGGATTCCTCTTCGTGCTTACGTGCCATTGGAGTCTCCTATTCGGGAAAGATTGCCCTCGGCGGTTTTTGTTTCACCACACCGAGGGCAACGTTTTTGTCAGTCGCCTGTAAGCACAAACCAAAAACAGCGTAACCCGTCGTTTTTACGCTGCTTTTTCTTACGCAGACCCGTGCTCGATTGCGATGAGCCGCTTGAACCGCGACACGTCTCCGCTGGTCACGTCGGTCCGCACCGGCCAGTCACCGATGAACTTCCAGCTCGTGGCGACCTTGTCCTGGAGCCGGTTGAGCGGCGCCCGGATGATGAGATGGATGCGGTCCGTGTTGACCTCGATGCCGTTGTTCGTGATGCTGGCGGCGCCGATCTTGCCGACGACGCCGGCCTCGGTGATGAGCTGGCTGAGATCCTGGTAGTACTCCAGGACGCCGCCATGACCCACAAGGAGAGGCCTGTGGATCTGGACACCGGTGGTCAGACCGGTGTTGAACAGCTCGCCCGCGAACGGGTCATCCTGCGTGAACACCGCCGTTTCGCCGTCTTCGACCGTGGAGATCTGCGGGCACTCCGTGTTCCGGAAGAACACGTTGCCGAGCAGCTCTCCGATGGCGAAGTCCCGGTACATGTAGTAGTCCGGGAGCGACGTGAGCAGACGACCGAACTCCGCGTCCGCGTAGATCTGCGTCTCGGAGACGGGATCCAAGTGGAAGTGGTATCGTCCATCCGGCATCGGCGGCACGCTGTTCTGGCGCGCGTGCGCCACGACGGTGCGGATGTCCGCGAGTGTCAGAACATCGGCCGCACCGACATCATCGACCCGGTTTCCGCCGCCCACCCGATGGATGAAGCTGCGATCGCTTGCGATCACGAGATCGCGATCAGTCACGGCAATGGCCGCGCTGAGCGTGATCGTGCCAGGACCGACTTCGTCACCCGCCGTGTCGGGGGTGAATCCCACGATGTTGCGCAGGGTGGTCAGAGCCGTGATGCTCACGCTCAGCGGGTTCGACGTCGTCACCGTGTCGAACTTGACCGGGCTGCCAGCGGCCAGATCCGGACGGCGCGCGCGCGTGAGGCCATTCAAGCGCTTCACCCGGATCGTCACGCTTGATGCCTGCGTCCCATCGGCCACCGTCTGGCCCGACAGAGCGGCGTTGTACATCCTGTTGCGCGGGAGACGGTTCAACGTCTGACCGGCCGAAAGACCCATCTGCTGGGAGTTCCGGTAGAACAGCGACGCGATCGCCACGATGCTGGACGGCATGTGCGAATCGATCGAGTCAGCGTACTGCTGCAGCTGCGCAGACCACTGCTCCTTGGTGTAGTCGCTCGGAATCGGGTCGTCTCCCGGCATGAGCGGCCGCAGCTTGGGACGAATCAGTCCCACGCCCGTGAACACCATCGAGTCACCGACGTTGGCCGGCCACAAGACGGGGCTCGCCTCACCGCGGAACAAGAGCCGCGGGAATAGAGCGTCGTGGAAGGCACGCTCCAGGATGTTCTCCTGGACCAGTGCCCGAATGTCAGGAGCCTGGAGTATGGTTGAAAAGTCGGGCATTTTTCATTGTCCTTTCGCGGGCCTGTTATGGTCTTGAACTGAATCGCGAAGGTGCCAGACCAGAATAACGCTAATCCACTGGCCCGTGTGGATTGATTCCACGAGCCGTCAGATGGGCGTTGAACTCCGCCTGGTTCATCTTCTTGACATCAACCTGACCGCCGGCAGCGACAGACGCACTGACCGCGTTCGGTGACGGCTTGGGAGGACTCCCAGTGCCTGTCCCCGTAGTGGCCGGTACGACCGTTTCTCCGAACAGGTACGTGTGCGACTCCCGCAGTTTGTCGAAGAAAGCCGCCTCATCAAAGCTTTTCAGCTCCTCTTGAGACTTTCCTTCGCAGTGCCTCGTCAGAAGATGGACTGCGTAATCGACGTCACGAATGCCCTTCGAATTCGCGATCTTTTCCAAAGCAGTTCGCGCTTCCAAGGCGTCGAGCTTGCGTTGGGATTCGCGACTCTTCCTCTCCGCAGCTTTTGCGGCTTCGTTCGCCGTCGCGAGCTGTTGCTCGTGACGCTTCACGTCCCGCTCCCATTGCCGCAGAATTTTCGGGTCCTGCGTTTCTGGTTTCTGTGGTTTGGTTGGTTCATTCGGTGTCGTCGTGGTCGCTGGAGTCACCGGCTCAGCAGTGGTTGCTGCGGGCTTGGATGCGTGCGCGAACATCGCGTCCACGGAAGCAAAGCCTGCCTCAATCGCCTTCTGATTCAGTTCCTCCTGCGCCTCCCTCTTCCCCTTATCGCGCTCTTCACGCTTGATATTGGTCATTGCCGCACTCGGGATGATGATGTTCTTCCCGTTTGAGGATGACGCCGCTGCCGTAGCAGCAGGGGTTCCATCTACTGGCTCGGTGCTTGCCGCTGATGCCGCAGGTACCTGGCCGTTTGGTGGTTCGGTTGTTGTTGTCTCCGGGTCCATTGATTCGCTCCTTTCGAGCGAGTCCCTGAGAGTCTCCGTCCGGTTAAACCGACTGTGTCGCCGTCGTCATCGCGAGATGACAAAGCCCAAAGTCGACTTGCCGAAGTATCGAATCGTCAGGACCCTATGTCTCTCGCTTTCCTTTCAAGACTCCCGGACCATTCCGGGAACGCCTAGGTCCGCGTGAACGCCCCCGTTGGATCCGTTTCCGCACGAGGGATGTACTCGATCACGAATGCCGTGACCGACTGGTCGAACGTGATGGTGGCACCATCGTCCGACAAGGTTGCGACTCCGTGACCGTTCGTCGCGTTCGGCGGCGATGCCGTCCCGCTGACGTCGGTGATGAGCCGTGGGCCGTTGGTGGCGAGCCCGGCCGTCACGCGCAAGGTCGTGACGGACAAGATCTTCGGCAGATTGCCGTGCGCATCATCCGTGATGTCGTGCGCGGCGCCGGAGGCCAGACCAGTGAAGACGGCCTTGAGCGGCGTGACCATCGTGCCCAGTGCGATCTGGCGAATCGCATCTGGCAATGTGTTTGGGTCAGCCTTGTCCAGCTCACCCTGGAGCGTTGGGGTTGCGGTCGTTGTCATGCGATTCTCCTAATCCGAAGTGTGGTTTTGAACTTTGAACTTCAGCGCTGGCCAGGAGCTAAGGGCCCCATCTTGAACGGAGAAGGATCGGGCGCCTTCGGCATCTGTGATGTCGGAAGAAGAGGAGTTCCCTCCTTGGCTGGATCCGGCTCCTTGTAGACACCGTGCTGCTTGTCGTACTCCTGAACTTTGGTCTCTTCGCCCATGTTACTTGCCTCCTCCAACAGAGAACGGCGCTGAAATCTGATCGTTCGGTGTACCGGCGTTCACTGCCGGCGGCTGATCCTTGTACGTCCCGTGGTCACGATCATAGACCCTCTCCACATCGTGAGTGGCCTGGTCCTGACCGACCTGCTTCGCTGAATCTTGGTTGGACACGTCAGGCATCGTACTCCTCCTTACTCGCCAGTTCCACCTACTTTGAACGGCGCCGATTGCACGGGAACAGGCCCCTTCATTGGCCTGGCCGCATCCGAAGAATCCTTGTAGTGACCGTGATTCGTTCCCGGCATTCCGCATTGACTGCAAAACTCGACTCCACCTTCGAACCCTGCGGGAGCTGTTCCAATCGCGAGCGCCTGCGTGCGCGAGGTACGTGTTCCTGGTCCCTTGTGCGGCATCGCTATCTCCTGCTCCCGCTCACCACGAGCGCATGATCGTCCTTCGGCCATCCAACGGGATGGGCCGGCAACGTCTGGTCCTTGATCTTGATCACCGGATTTTTTTCTGCCGTAGACCGGGCGGAAGGAGCGGACAAGGGAAGCGGGCGCTCGCTCTCGCCTCCAGATGGATCCGCCATCTTGGCATCCTCGTCCTCAAGGTCTGTCTGCCGACTACCGTAAGCCATCAGATGAGTTCCCCTCCCATAGCCTTGTAGGCCGCCGCAACCACAGCCCACGGTTCGTCGTAATCGTCCCACTTGGCCTTCACGGCCTTGACCGCGCGTGCCCAAATGGTTTCGTCGGCCCATGCCGGCGCAACTCCGGTGTCGTCTGGATCAAAGTCCTTCACGAGACCGATGATTTCGTCGGTCTCCTTGTGGATCTTCACGTGATCTGCGCTCTTGAGGACGATCGCGTCATCGGACTCTTGAGGAGTTACGACGGTATCTTCGTCGTCAGGATCTTTCTGCATCCCGAACGAGCCACGCGCTCTGTTCTCTTTGACCAAAGCGCTGAGCTTTTGCGGGTCCACCATGGATCCCCCCAATAGTACGCAGGCGCCCAATACTAAGTCAAACGCGCTGACGTCTACCGTCTCGCCAGATCCAAGCCGGTACTCCCCAATCTTTTCTCCATGGAGACAGGACTGAACGATCATTAGGCCGATTCGGAGGGTTCTCCCATGTCTTCCCCACGAGAGAATCGGGAACGACCTCACCATCTGCAGTCGCCGGTGGCATTGTGAACACCCCGCCGGGTTCAACTACCTGGCCGTGCATGGCGATTGAATCGACACCGACTCGGCTATCGAGCGGAGTTCCGTCGTCAGATACGTGCTCCACCCATCTCATCATCAAGTCGGGAATGACTTCTGCCGATACCTTCATGCCGTCGGCTGCGGTGGAATTGTAGGCGTACGCTGTTTCTGTACGAGCAATCCGGGCCGCCTGCCACCATTCGACATCCGCGACTTTCTGAATCCTGTCGATCGCGTCGATAACCGTCTCGCCGCTGGCCAGTGAGGTCGACATTGCCGACTCCATTTCTTCAACGAGGCGCCCCCCATAGCCGGCCATGCTCGTTCGATTCATGCGCATCAGCGACCTACGTCTGTCACCGATGATCCCTTGAAACACTGCCGCTTCCTCAATCGGAAGTACGACACTCGATCCCGTGTAGTGGCGTTCGAGTCGATCCAGATCTTTCACTAACCCATGAAGCGCTTCGCCTTGGGCTTCCTTGGAGATATCGTTCATCTCGCCCACCAACCGGCCAGCAAGAATCGCCTGGCCTTGCCTGACCTGCGCGAGCATCACTTGGTGAGCGTGCGCCGTGAACGTGCTGCGCATTCCGATCGGCAGACGTCCCAGCTTGTTGACCAGCTCCTCTTGGGCACGGTTGTAGATCGGCTTGAGCTTCTCGACTCCTCGACGTTCGGCTACTCGAATGAGCCTGCGCCGGTGGGTCTCAAGAACCTGCTTGTAGGCCGAAGGCACGGTTCAGGATACTAACGTCCATCCAGGCTGGCACGTTTCCAATAGCGCCGCCGCCATATCTCGCCGCAGATCCCGCCCGAGCTGCCGAATTTCGTCGGCGCGGTCGGCGCGGTCGGCGCGGTCGGCGAGGGCGGCGAGGGCGGCGAGGGCGGCGAGGTCGGCGCGGTCGGCGCGGTCGGCGAGGGCGGCGAGGGCGGCGAGGGCGGCGAGGGCGGCGCGGGCGGCGAGGTCGGCGCGGGCGGCGCGGGCGGCGAGGTCGGCGCGGGCGGCGCAGGCGGCGAGGTCGGCGCGGTCGGCCCAATTTATGGTTCGTAGTCGCTCGACTACTTTGTCGATCGCATCAGCCGCAGCGATGCTTTTCGGTGCGCCTTCTTCACGCAAGATCCGCGAATACAACACCAGGAATCTCGGATACCAGTCACGCAGCGCGCGCGTCGCCAGAAACACGGCAACTTCGCGCGAATCTTTCCGTGCGGCTGTGCCACGCAGAGCGTCCACGAGTGGAAACAGATCATGCGTGCGCTCCACGTCGGCAGCATTACCGTGCCCATAGGCATCGTTGAGTGTGCGCCCAAACGACGCCCGGGTCGCGCACACATCTGGTGGATGATCTGTCCGTGGAACTCCTGGTGCCGGCGATGTGCCAACCGGAATGGATACCGCTTCCAGGAGACACACACACACTTCCTCAATTTTGTGCGCACCGCACGAAAGCAAAAACTTTGGTTCTGTACCGATCGTCTCGTTCTCCATTCTGTTCTTCCTTCCCTAACTATACCTTGGGCGCTTTGTAGACTCCGACGTTTGTTCCCAGCTTGATGTACGTGTTGTGGTATTCAGCCCCGTGTCCTTGGGCTGAGCCAAGGGTCGCAGCTACCTGAACGAAGTCCCCCGTCGCGCCCTCTGACGTCAATTTCCTCAGTGGGTGATCAAACTGTGACCGTTCCGCAGGAAGCTCTTGCTCTTTCAGGACTGCACACCGACCGATGAAGTCGATGAAGAGATACATCAGATTCCCCCCAACATTTTGAGGATCTCTGCGGCTTCGTTTTTGATCATGTCGGGTTCGATGCCACTAGCGACAATCAGGCCACCGATGGCCGAGGCAGCCTCCTGCTTCGTGACCGTGCCGCGCTTGACCCCGAGTGCGAGCGACCGGCTAGCCTTCATGAACTCGTCAACGATAGGGTTCGTCATGTTCTATGCCTTGGGCGTTTCATCGGGTTCTTCTCGATATCTCGGTTCGTCGAAGTGGCCAGACTGCCAGTGTTCGCGTACTTGCTCGCACGTCTGCAAGATGCTGCCGCAGGAGCATCCGACGTATCCACCGAAGTGTTTCCGTTGAAATTCTTCCCACGGTTCCCGATCCATACCGACGAAGATCCTCATGCCTTGGGTGCCTCTATGATCAGAAGTGCCGTGCGAACCGATGTGCCCTCGGATTTGAATGTGTCAGGAGGTAGGTCCTCCCAGAATCCGAGAGGTTGAAGTTCCTCACGTTGCCGCGGACCAGCGGCGCAAATGGCCACCAGTTTCCCGCCAGGGTTCAAGAAAGTCACGGCGTGCTTGATGTGTTTGATGTCGGCGCCGTTTTCAAAGGGCGGGTTCATCAGGATGCGGTCGAACTTCCCGAGGTCGCCGTTGCTTTCCAGGAAGTCCCCACACTTCACCGCCGTGCATTTTGGACGAAGCGCCTCGATCAAGCGCTTGTCTATTTCCACGGCGATGATGTCTGCGTCGGGATGGGCCTGAAGGATTGCATCCACCAGGCGCCCTGTCCCGGCACTGGGCTCCAGGATTGACTGCCCTGGCTGAATATCTGCGAGCACAACCATGGGCGCAGCCGCTTGCGCCGGCGTCGGGAACAACTGCGGGACCGCTACCGTCTTGACTCCCTCGCGCAGCGATTTCTTCATTGCCTCGAACTCTGCCTCTCTCTCGTCGGGCGCTGGCCGAGGTGTCGCGGCCCGTTCTTGCGCGGCCTTCATCTTCGCCAGGGACAGGGCTTCGGCCGCGACTTCTTCCGATTCGGCCTGCGCGGTGACTGCCTCGGCCGTCGGCCGCTTGTGCTCTTTCGAGTCGGTCAGAAAGATTGCCACCAGCCCGCGCGATGCCGGACCTCCGAGGATGGCGGTGCGAACCCGGTGCGTTCCGCACTCCGACACCCGCGTCCCCTTGTAGTCGGTGTTGATGCGGGCTAGTTCGGCCTTGGTGATGCCAACTGCCTGCACTCGGACAATCTCGCCGCGCTGCCAGGGATTCCGGTAGGCGATTTCGCCCGAGTAGTTCAGCAGGGGAAGCGCTGCCTTGGTCTTCGGCTTGGCTGGCGGCGTCCAGCCCGACTCCGCGAGCATCGCCCGTTCGTAAGTGAGCCGGTTGGTCACATGCTCGATCCAGCGCTGCTGATTCGCAATGGCGCGTGTGTGGGCCTGGCGAGCATTCCGTATCGCCGTCTCGGCGTCGATCTTGCCGTCAGTCAGAAGCGACCAGAGCGATCCTCGGTTCCCGTTCGCGTCCAGGATGTAGATGCTGTCCAGGTTCGCGATCGCCTTGGTTCCTTCGTGGGTCAAGCCATCCTTCCACAATCCCAACATCAATTCGGCCCGTTTGACCTCCCGTTCGTATCCGCGCAACTCGCTCTCTAGTCCCTTGATCCTCCGGTTACGGACCGCCGGAAGCTCTTTGTATTTGGCGTGATGGATGGCCCCAGACGCGCGAGACTTCCAGTACCCCGCCGTCGCCCACATCTTGACCGCCTTGCGCATCCCGTTTTCGATGCGCTGGGCATCCTTGCGCGCGTGACGTTCCGAGTGATGGCCGACCAGGATCGGCTGGCCGAAGGGGATGTTGTCGGCAATCGCGGACACCGCCTTGCGCGCATTCTCGGCGTCCCGCGTCCGATTCTCGCTGTAGCCGGAGAATCGGTCCGCCCGCTGCTCGGCGCGGTCGACCAGGCTCGTGTCCTCGTCGCCAATTTCGCCGCACAACTCTTCCGCGATGTCTTCGCGGCCAGGGGTCCACATCGGAGCAACGAAGATCTCCTGTTTGGGCGCCCAGATGAAACCTGCCGCGCGAACGCGGTCGTAGTCTTCCTTGCTCAGGCGATGTGCGGGGTAGATGCGGATCTTGTTGTCTTCCGGAGAATACGTGGCCGTGTGCTTCATGACCGGGCCTCCAGTAAGTCACGAATCAGGATGAAACGACGATCACGCGCAACGTTTAGCCCCTTGGCCTGCGCTGCCGCCACGACTCGCGCCGCTTGCTCGTCCGTATATCCGTCGGTGTCAATCGTGACTTCGGCTATCCCTCGCTGCACCCGATCCAGGAGCGCGTCAAGCACCGTGCGTTTCATCAGGCGACTCCGTTCTGTGCAGCAGCTTCGAGTTCCGCGCCAGAGATCACGTACACCGGACCCGGCCCGAACTTCAGGTCACCGAAGTACCCCGGGTGGTTCACATCGGCCGCTGCCATCAATCCAGCTTCTCCGACCTGGATGTGGACCGCGATTTTCCCCTTCTGGATTCCCGCCTCTCTGAGAGCTGCGCAAGCCAGCCAGAGCGCTTCTGTCAATGACCCGAGCATCAGACGCTCACCGAACTGACCACCGTATCCGATGGCCTTGGTCTTGGTTTCTCCTCCCTCTTTCCAGCTGGCGATTGCCGCGCTGGGGCCTCCCGACTTCCCGTAAATCGCCACCTCTCCCACCAACCCCGCTTTCTTTCCGCTTCTCATTCTCGCTCTCCTTTCCTTCACCCTCAGTATAAACACCGTGTGTTGATTGTCAACACAATAACAATGGGCTCATCAGTATGCCCACATTCCAGGACCGTCGTCTGGCTTGATGAAGACCTTGCCCTTGAGGCCCAGCGCCATGCGCACGTAATAGGTATCCATGCCTGGGTAATAGCGACCATCGCCGATGGGCGCGGGCTCTTTCGACACCGGAAACTGGGCCGCTTCATCCTCGAACTCGGTCAGCGTCACCCCGGCAGGAACCCATGACAGCGCCGCAACCCACTTCTTGCCGACTTTCATCTTCCAGATCCGCTTTTCCATCTCTCTTGCCTCCGATCTGATTATAACCACCGTAATGTTATTGTCAACACAATAACGATCACGATCCGAAGGTTCCTCCGACGCGGCGCTTCGCCGATTCCGCGTCACGTTTGTCGTCCCGCGACATCTCGCCAAGCAGTGCGTCGGACTCGCGCGAGGGATAGAACCCGAACCGATCTTCGTCGATGCGCCTGAGAACCGGCATATAACCGCCGGCCTGGTCCTTGTACTCGCGATGGATGTACGCGAGCGCAGCAACAAACCCCACGATGAACTCGATGCGTCCATCGACTCCCGACATCATGTAACGAATCATGAGCACTCCCTTTCCCGAATGACTTCGATTTCTTCCGGTTCCTGCACCACCACAAGCCCGATCCCTCGCTGCCTGGCTATGGCCTCGATGATTCTGATGTTGGCCATCAGGCGCCCCATCTGCCGCGCCATCCGTCCCGCAGAGGCTTTCCCTTGCTGCGCGATCCGCGCGTTGTTGTAGGCCAGTTCCCGGTTACCCCGGTACTCCGCCCGAAGAGCTTGGTCCGACATTTCTTTGAAGAGCATCTGGTTTCCTTTCTTCTTACAGATCTATTCTAATCACTGTACGTACGTTGTCAACACAATAATAAGACCCGCGCTAATTCCAACGCACCACGCGTCAACACGCTGCATCGTTATTAGACGCCTCGCGCTATTCTTCTGTATCGTTATTGTGTTGACATTAACTATCTCGTGCGTAGAATGAGTATGGAGGTAAGAGAAATGGAAAGAGTCACGAAGGCCCCGAAGCCCCCTCCCAAGAAGATGAAGATCGTCTTGATGGTGGGCGGACAGGAAATCGAGTTCAAAGAACCAGACGCGGAAGCAAGAAAGGCGGGTAAGTAGATGGGGTTCAGTTACAACGCAAGAACTGGTCGGCTGTGCTGCGACGGCTGCCCGAGTTTCACTGGGGTTCGCAAGCGCCCATGCCCGAGCAAATACTGCCCGGCGATTGCGCTCTGCAAGGAGTGCTGGAAGGGGAAGCCCGGCAAGGCCTCCAAGCGGTATCACATTGAGGCCCGCTGCAAAGAAAAGCACGAAGCATTCGCGGCTCATCTCGCGGAAGAAGCGGCTCGGCAGGCCACTGGCGAGTTCATTCGCAGCGCCGCCCTGAGCCAGGACGACGGATCGGTGAAGGTCTGGTTCCGCTCTGCCACTGCGGAGAAGGCCTTCCTGATGTCTCCCGAGGGATACGAATCCTTCGGATACGACGCCCTGGTGACTCCGGCTGACTACCAGGCCAAGGGATTCGAGCTGAAGGAGGCGGCGTAATGGGTCTCGGTCCCGACTACGATCGCGACGGCCGGCAATGCCCGGAATGTGATGAAGTCTTTTATGAAGACGATACGGACTTCATCTTCCGCTGCCGATACTGCGCCGGAGAGCCCCGCCACCACTGCGACCGGGCTCCGGACGGCAAACCCTGCCAGAACCAGCCGGTCACCCTCGAACTGGATTCTGGGGTGTGGCTGTGCCAGCCCCATCTGGATGAGCCTGAATAGTCCCATGGCGCTCCAAGCGGCAGCGCCGGCACGTCCAGATGACCATCCGCGGGTTGTTGTAGTCCAGGTGATGGGCCTGCGTGTCGATGCTCCCGCACGCGCAAGGCTCCCTCTTCAGCACTCCGCGCTTGACCAGAACGTTTGTGTAATTGCGGCAGATCGCCCGCCGGCGCTGCTCGGCCGTCAGGTCTCGATGCTTGGGCCTCGTCTGTCGCATCGACTCCGCATGGCACGCGCGGCACCAGCGCTGCCCGGAACCGCGTCGTGGGTTTCTGCCGCATTTCGTACACATGGCCATTTGTAATGTACCCCACAATGGGATTCGTGGAACATCCGTGCGCCGCGTCTTATCGGCCGGACATCCTAGTCTGTTATTGTGTTGACAAGAAACGTACAGTGTTTATACTTAGATCGTGGTTGAGAGACAGATAGACGGAAAGAAGGAGACACGGTCCATGTACGAAATCAGCTACGGTCCCAAGTACGACAAGAACCTCAGCACCAAGCAAATCGCCGCCAAGTTTCGGCTGGATGTGAAGGCCGGAATCGAGGCAGGTGAGCTGCCGAAAGGCCTGAAGCTGAGCGTTCGATACGAGAGCTTCTCTGGTGGGTCCGCCATCAGAGTCAAAATCAAGGAGGTGCCCTTCCGGGTCAGGAACCCAGAGCGGGTCATCCACGACATCGGGAACCCTCACGAGTTCGTCCCCGAGTTCCACCTGCCGAGCTGGACTCCAGAGGCGAAGGCCCTGAAAGACCAGCTGGAGGCGATGCTCGCCGCCTACAACTACGACGGCAGCGAAATCCAAGTCGATTACTTCAACGTGAAGTTCTACGGAGGGGTTGACTGGGCCTGGGAGCTGGAGAGCGGGGAGCGGAAGGAAATCGAGGCGGAGTACGCCGAAAGGGGGCCGGCCCCGCCCATCGAGGGCGGCGAAATCGTGAACTTCCCCATGAGAGCCCAAGGCTAAAGGGAGAGACCACATGAACGACGAAACTGTTCTGAAAATCATCAGGGACAATCGCAAGGCCGAAGAAGCGCGCATGCGTCCACGTGTGCGCGAAATGCTCGACGTGATCCGTGCCGGTGTCAAAATCCTGGCCACGCGCGACGGCCTGCCGATCACCGACGAGCACGTCGACGAACGCGCGCGGACCATCACGCAGACGTTGTTGAGCATCGAGTGGATCGAGTCAGGGGCGAACGAGACCGTGGGCTGCGAGCACAATCCAAGTCTAGATCCGGGACAATACTGTGGCGCGCCCGCAGTAGCCGTCCGTGACGGGACGTCGCTGTGCGCTCAGCACGAGAGGCAATATGCGGCCTTGACGGCCCAGGCAGCGGCCGAGGACCTCGTCGAGAGCAGCGCTGACCTTGAAGACAAACTCGACGGATTTCTGGCCAATGCCGACGACACGCAGCCGATGATCTGCCGCGTCCACGGGCGCGCGGCGTTCGAGTGTCAGTGCGCGCAAGTCCTGTGGGCGAGCGTGCGGCGATGAGCAAGGAAGCTCTTTTTGCGCAGTGGGAACGTGGCGAATGGAACGACGAGATCGAGCACGCCTTCGGAACGCCTCACGACGAATACGTGTACGGCGAGAAGGTCGTGGCGTCGCCCAAGATTGAGGGTGCGTGCATCGGTCATAAACGGATGTGCGGATGCATGACGTGTGAAGACGCCCGGATGGTAGGGGTGATCAAGTGAATCCACCCCTCCAGCTTCTGGTCAGCCGGCTTCGAGCCGAGCTGATGATTCAGTTCCCTGGCACCCCCATGGAAGACATCGAGGCCATCGTTGCCCGCTCCATGGAGTTCGTCGGGGTCATCAACCAGATGATTGACCAGCGCCGAGTCATGTCAGGGCAGCAGAGCAACTCCGAGGCATGCGGACAGATGGTCGCTCTGCACTTCACGCTGGCATCCATGAAGACGACCAGCCCGGAGTTCTCCAGATTGCTGATGGCTGCTGTGGATGCCGCCATCTCGCCGCTGCAGCAGGTGGTTCCTACCGGTCCCGGACCGAAAGGCTTTCAGTGAAAAAGCAGTGCAAGAAGTGCCCCTGGCGGAAGGACGTCGACCCGCGTGACATCCCGAACGGGTACTGCGAGGTCAAGCACGCCAATCTGCGGAACACGATCGCAAAGCCAGGAGACATCCGTGGCATCGGGTCTGACCTGCGCATGATGGCCTGCCACGAATCGAACAGTCGTGGCGGCGAAATTCCGTGCGTCGGATGGCTGGCCAACCAGCTCGGCCCCGGAAACAACATCCCGCTGCGAATCGCTGCGATGCATGGAAGGGTAAATGCGAAGTTCGAACTGGTCGGTGAGCAGCACGAGACATTCGAGGACACGCTCCCACACTAGGATCGTTTGTATTGACAAGGCACGTACAAGTAATTACCGTGATGATGAGGAGACCACATGGCCCGACCGAGAAACAAGCCCAACCAGAACCGTATCCCGTTCCAGGTTCGCCTTCTGCCCAGCGAACGACGGGAAGTCGAGGTGGCGGCGAAGACTACTGGCATGTCGGTATCGACGTGGATGCGCGTGGAATGTCTGAAGGCGGCCAAGCTCGTTCGCGCAGCTGCGTAGGCAAACAATCGGTTTGCGTGGCACGATGCTCTTATGCCGGGAGCATGGGATCCAGAAAAGCACCCACGCGCAGAGGGCGGGCGATGGGGAGAGACGCCCGACGCCGAGAAGGTCACCAGGGACTCCCGCGAACGGGAGACAGAGACCCTAGCCAAACTGAAGGCCCGGGGAGATTCCCAGAACCCCGATCGTCCTATGGCCAAGGACAAAGAGGGAAAGCACGAAGTTCCAGCGGCCCGCAAGTGGGTCGAGAAGATCGACACTCTTCCAGACGAGACTTGGAAGAAGCACTTCGACAAGAACCCGGCCGAGCACAGGGATGCCAAGCCGAGCCCGGAACGCCAGAAGCTGCACGACAAAATCTCGGAGGATATCGTCAGCAAGACATCACCCGTTCCAAAGGATCAGAAGCCAGTCGCGATCCTAATGATGGGTGGGCCGGCATCAGGAAAAAGCTCGATGCTGGAAGGAGTCGACAAGACCAAGTTCGTGAAGGTCGACGCCGATGCGATCAAGGAACGCCTGCCGGAATACAGGGAGGCACTCAACCTCGACAACCAGCGCGGGAAGGATGCCCCAACCGCGCGCAACGCCGCTTCCATGGCACACGAGGAATCCAGCTTCCTGGCCAAGAGGGTCAGGGATACGGCCATCGAACAGAACAAGAATCTGATCTTCGATGGCACGGGAGCCAATGCGAAGACCTACTCGCACATGGTCGACCGTCTAAAGTCCAAGGGCTATCACGTCACCGTCATGGGCGTGGACCTGGAGAACGTCGAACATGCGAAGGAGTTCGTCGCGATTCGGGCAGAGAAGCGGGGTCGCTTCGTACCGGACTCCGAAGTGGAGAGGATCTACTCCAAGATCCCGAGCAGCTTCGAAATCGTGGCGCGCAAGGCAGACCAGGCCACCCTGTATCGACGTCTGAAAGGCCAGCCAACCGCAGAGGTCTGGTCCCACGTGGGAGGCAAAGAGACTACGAAGGACGTCGAGTACTACCGCAGGTTCAGGAAGAGGGGAGGAGCTGAATGAAAGACAAAGACACAAGACCGCCTTCGGTCAGCTTCGAGGAGATCAAGAAGAACTTCGAGAAGGCCATGGCCGACGATGAAGATGACCTTGCCAAGGCGCCCAAGCGTTTCAAGAAGGGCGAAGGCATCGTCGAGATTCACGACGACAAAACTCTTGAAGACTAGGCAGTGAATCAGTTGGACGGGGAGACGGCGGAACTCCGGTAAGTCCTTCGGAACGCGAGATGAGCGCGAGGGGAGCCCTCATCACCTACCCGGGATTGGTGGCACATGGCTGTGGCAAACCCCAGGCCCGTGCGACCTCGTCCGACTGATCCACTGCCTAGAACCTATGGTAGTGCTGTTTCACGACGGCACCTGCACGATGGTCTTCTCTGGCCCAGGACCGCGGTCGATCTCCACACACCAGTGAGACGGAGCCTTAGCTGCTTCACGTTCCGCCCCCGTCTTGCAGTGATCGCACGCAAACACCTGGGATACGCGGAGAAACTTCCCGGTCTTGAAATCCACAACCGGAAGCGATCCGTACTCGGCCTGCAGACGCATGACGAACTGAGCCGACGTCTGCAACATCTCCACGAGCGGCGCGAAGACACGGATCATGATGGCGGCCGGCTGCCCACACAGGCACTTTCCGCCCATCAAGCGTCGATGAATCTCGTCCGCAGCGCGGCCCTTGAAGAGTTTCTTGCTGTGGATTTTCTCGCTCATGATGCTGCCCTCACCGGGAATAGATCGCCGTACGCGCGCGCGATCGCTGGCCATGTATTCGACTGAGCCCCCCAACCATACTTCATCGCGCGATCGTCGATAAAGAGGTCAACTCCCCACGGCTTGCCTGCCTTCCCATCGTCGATCGCATCGAAGATTCCAGGTAGATCGGACTCTACAAACCGGAGCATCTGCGCATATCGCGCCCACTGAACAGGACGAGACTTCTCCCAGCGACCCCGGTCTATCTTGCGGACCCCGGCTTTCACAAGTGGATCGAGATCTGGATTTTCCAGGAGGGCTTGGTTGGCTCGCGCGGAAAGAAGGAGCAACATGTGCCCGGCCTGCTTAAGTGATTGCAGAGCTTCCCGCGCGCCAGGCATCAGATCCAGAGGAGTCGTGACGTCCTCGTAGTCACGTCCGTCCTGCTGGACTAGCGTGCCATCAAAGTCAATAGCAATCACCATCACTTACCTGCGAACTTCTTCTTGAAGGGAACCGGCGGCCGGCCCTCGTCTTCATCATCTTCCTCTTCCTCTCCGCTACCAGGCGGCATGCTGTTCATCATCTGTTCTTGCAGTTCGGCCTTTTTGGCTTCCTTCTCTTCTGCGATGACCTCCATCATGCTCTCGACGTCGTCGACGTTGAACATGTCGGCCACGTGTTCGACGGCGTGCTTCTCGTCGATCAAACCGAGTTCCTTCGCTTTGCCGGCCGCATCGGTCGCCTTGGAGATCTCCTCCCCGGTCGGCTCGAAATATTTTGGCCACTGCATCTCCATGGAGATGCCCTTGCCAAAATCTCGGGGCGTCGACGTTCGTTTCCCTTCTTCGTCCTTCCCCATTTTCTGAGGAAGGCTGACTTGGCTGCGCACCATCTTGTCTCCGACTTTGGTGGCCGTGCCAAGACGCCTGGCCACGAGGAGCATCATCATGAGGATCTTCTTGATTCCGCGCTCTCCGTACTGCTCACGCATGACGTCGGCCTTGCTGATCATCGATCCGTAGCTACGCTCGACTTCGGTAGCAGTGCGATTGGCCACGTCGGGATGCTCAAGAACACACTGGGCGACTTCGAGTGCCCATGCCCTCTCCCTGTCAGCCAGTTCGATTGCAGCCTTGGTGGCTGTACCCTGTAGCTCCAAGAACTTTGCATCGCCACCAGCAGGAAGTTTCAGCGTGGTCGATGATCCGGTCTTAACATCGCTGAGAGGCGCGTCGGTTTTGACGAGAAGCGTAGGGTCGCAGTTACTGATCGTTCCTCGATGAGCCTGCGCGATCAGGGCATCGATTGCCTCGATGTTATCGAAGATTCCATGGGCATCCGGATCGCCGTCGATTGAATCCAGGACGGGCATGTTCTGGATCCACACAATCGGGCAGAACCCGAAGTTGTGATCGACTCGTTTGTTCTCCTGCCAGACTGGTTCCTCATCGGTGACAGGAACCTCGTGGTAGAGAATGTCAGATTTCTCGTCGATCGTTCGACGGTACCAATACGGAATCTCGTCCCACTCTCGGCTATCTGGATCGTAGACCTCTTTGGGAAACTGGTACTTGATCTCGATCTTCTTCAGCTTCAGCGCATGGCGATCTTCGAAGTCAGGGATGATCCACCGCGGGTCGTGGACTTCGACGATCGGCTGACCATCGACGAACTGGAACCCAAGAACTGCGGTGCCCGTGGCCCCGCCATAGGTACGAGCCAAGATCATGTGAGCCCACAGGCCCGTGGCCTTGATCAGCGCACTGACGTAATCCTCTGTCGCTTCGTCGTCTTCGACCTTCACGCGCGGATGTAGACGCTCTGAGAACAGAAGCCCTGTGAACCTATCGACGATCACCTTGGCCAGGTGGTACGGGGACGTCGGCTTCCTGAACTTGAGAGGAAACGCATTCATCTGTCCGCCGGCGTCGTAGAACCCCGGGGGTAGGAATCCGGCGGTCGCAATGGCTTCGCGTTCCACTGCTCCAACGCGCTCCTTGCCGTCCCAGTCCAGGCGGCACGTCTCGTAATTCATGCAGCGATAGAACGCCCAGAGGCGGTTCAGCTCCTGCTGACGGGGGGACATGCCAAGCCTCTTGAGCTTGGCCATGACCTGATCGGCTACCGGGCCAGCCAGCTTTCGGCCAGCGCTGGGGTCGTAACGGGTGCCTGACGACACGTCGCTATCTTACACAGGATGGGGGAGAGAAACCTAGGGGTAGTATCTGTCGTACAACACGATCAGGCTTTCTCCATGAGAATGCATGAGACGAATTCTGGATTTGCCATCTAGAAGTTCTTCAAAACCGATCTTCAACTGATCTGGATTGGTCCCGCTGAAGATCTGGATACATTCCTTGATCTCGGATGGCAGAATTTCATCTGAGGCAGTCGCCGTCTTCTTCCTGTCTGCCATCTGAGACAAATCAACGATCGGAATCTCGGCCGCTGAAGACGAGATGTCAGGCGTCAGCGGCATCCCCTGCTTCTGTTCCCTGGGGATCTTCGAATCGTGGTCCAGTGCCTGCTCCAGCTCTTCGCCGTCCATGCGACGTATCATGCCATGACGAACGACGTACGACAAATGATCTGGGGCTCCTAGCATTACCGTCCTCCCTGCCCATCAGAAACCGGTTTTTCCAGAGCAAATTCTCTGCAACACCATTCTTCGAAGGTTATGTACAGACGTTCGGGATCCGACGCCCACTTTCGCATGATGACCTCCATCTGACCCGCAAAGGGATGAAGGTGGAGTTCTATGGATGGATCGCCCATTAGATTCGCGGTGTCTTCGGCAGTCCGGCAAGTCCCTTCGCCAGCTTCTTGAACTCGTCGATGTTCTCCTTCCGCCATCGCGGCGCAAACGGCCTCGGGCACAACTCGCCGTCCTGCCAATGATCACCGCATGACAAGCACCGCTGCCACCATCCGTAATATTCCTCGAACGTACAGGCCATCCGTGTGCGCGTCTTGCACGTTGGGCATTTTGCGCGGCGAAGGCGAAACGCCACGAAGCGAGGTACGGAGATGTGAAACTCGCCGGTCAAATCTCGTCCTCAGGCGCGGCCGTGATGGCGCGGCGTAGACGCATGGAGGTCGACCGTTGTATTCCGACGGAGAAGCCGGTGATAAATACTGCCGCTACGTGGGCCTCGTCATCCTCGGCCATCTCCGCCGCCGCTGCGAGCACGACGCGGATCGCGGATACGACGATGCACATGAAAGACGATGACTGCACAGTGGACGCCGATGGCCAGTGCGCGGTGTGCGGCGTCTCGCACACAGCCACATGCCCGGAATGTGGCGGCAGGGGCTTTCACAAAGCGAACTGCGTCGACAATGATGAACGCACGGATGTGACCGAGTAATCCCCGCCCACGGTTTTCGGCCTCTACCGATCCTCACCGCGACAGAAGATCAAGTCTTCCCGTTTCCGCGATTCCCTGCGCGGCCGTCATGCCGGCGCCCTCGCGCGCGAACCACGACGCCATCGCGCGATCCCCTGTGTGCGCCTGTGGGTCGTAGAAGAGTAGCTCTTGAACCCAAGCGGCGACCTCTGGGTGCATGGCCCCCCCCTCGTTTGGGATGATCCACTTCCCCAACGACATCTCGGCGCCGATACTTTCGATTCCGAACTCGGGATGCGCTTTGTTTCGGCCGGTCGTGAACGGCTTGATCGGGAGCGCGTGCTGGCTGCTCGCGAACTGAATGATGAAGTCCTGGGCACCGTTGTTCTCGACTATCAGGATGCTGTGGTATCGAACGTGGGTCTCGAAGATCCGACGCACGATGTCAGGCCCCGACCATCTCCCGCTCTCGATGTTCAAGATTTCGTGGACTCCGTTGGAGTGCTCCAGGATCGTGAACAGTGACGTGAGATCCGCCGCGGCGTGTTTCTGCACGGCCAGGTCGACGCCCGTGTACGTCTTGCATCCCATCGGCACATGCTGAATCGCGTGGCAGAGCTTCTTTCCTTCTCCCAATTTCAACCCAACATCGATCCACTCTTGCTTGAAGCGCGCGGTTGAATCGTCGCGCGGTACGCACATGAGCTGCCTGCTGAACTCGACCGGCGTCATGGTCGCGCGTGCTTCGGCGATGCGCTTCAGAGACCATCGTTCAGGCCACCGCGGATTTCCGTTGTCGTCCAGCACCGGATATCGGTACGCATTCCACCCCGGGTTTTTGGCCCACTGGTGCATGGCATCGTCCGGGTGATGTGCGTTCCCGATGACGATCTGTTTTGCGTTCTCGGTGAGACGTCCGGAGATATTCGCGTTGAACCAACTCCACGTTTTGTCTCGAAGGTGTGGAGTGAGCGTGTTCTCGAACGATAGAAGATCGTCGACTACCAAAAGATCGACGCGTGATCCGAGCGGGTGACCGCCGCTTCCTACCGCCTGAACCGTGGGATCCTTGGAGAAGACGTCTCGCCGTACTTGAATCGCTCCGGAGTCAGGCTTCCATCCGGTCAATGCCGGCTTCAGCCGTGGAAAAACAAGATGAAGTTCTGCGCTAGACTCGATGTACTGGCCGATCGTCTTGACGATCTTCACCGCTTGGGTGTGCGTGTCGCAGAGAACGAGAACGCGGAGACTTGGGTCGTGGCCGATCTCGTAAAGAATCCGCGCTATGGCCATTTGGGTCTTTCCAGACTCAACGTGGCCCCAGATGACCAGCCGCTTGTGCTTCGTCATCAGCTCGTGCCAAGCGGTATGAATCGGCGCGAGCGTGATGGGATCGCGCGTGCGCTCGTCGCGCATCACGAACCCGGCAAAGATGGCCGGGTCCTGCCGAGCGAGCTGGACCATCGCCTTCCGCGTCTGTACGACGACGCGCGCGATGTCCGCCGCTAGATCAGGCGGCTTCTTTGTTTCCATCAGGCGCGGGAACTGGATCTGGAATGCTCACGAGACCGCGTGCCCGAGCGATCTCGACAAGAGCTGACATGTGCGTGAACTGCTTCACCGCTTCCGTAATCGTAACCGATTCCACCTGCAGACCGATGACTTCCGACGGCTGACCCTTCGAAAGCCTCTCTGCCTCAATGAAGGTCTTGGCGGTCTTCGCCATCTCTCCGAGAACCCCGGACATCTCGTGTAGGCGGCGAAGAGCGTCGCCGGCCGTGATCTTGAGCTTCCCCTTATCGTCAACCGATTCCAGATCCGCAGTGATGTGCGTGATCGCGTGGTCCACGAGCTTGGTTGCCACAGGCCACAGGCGGATGAGGTTCTCCAGAGCCTGCGCAGTCATCCTCCGGCCAAGGCCGAGCATGCGCGCCTCTGTGAGCAGGACGTTACTGGCCTCCAGGGCTTGCTCGGCATCGACCACGGCTTGAAGCTGTTGCACTTCCTCCCGTGCTGGGACGGAATCAGCCTTCTCTTTTAGCGCCATGCGTCTGACTGCTTTGCGACGATGCTCGATAACTTCTGAGATGGGGACGGCCCACCCATATCGAGGCCAGCCGATCTCCCACGCACGCTTGGCTGTTCGAAAATTGCACTTGCACTTATCGGCGACGATCGCGCATGCCCCAGGATTCACCGTGAACGCTTGGACCAGCGCCTGATAGCGTTCCTTGGTAACCCAGCCCTGCTTACCGCGAAGAGCCACTTCTTAACGTATACGATATTTGTACGTTTCTTGCACCCCTCCTAGTGAGGATCTGATTGTGCGCCGCACCGTTCAGGCATATCCTGCGATGATGAAGAACCGCCTGCCGCTGCCATTTTTCCTCGCCGCCCTCTCTCTCTTTCTGGCGATTCCAGCGTGCCCACAGCCGATACCGGAACCTGGCAAACCTGGCCTCATCGACTGCGCGACGGACGCGGTCAAGAGCCATGCGATCTCCATGATTCCGAAGGTGAACGAGTGCCTCTCTCGGGTCTTGTCGGGCGACGTTGCCGGCTGCCTCATCTCGCTCATCAGCCCGGTGGCGGGCATCGGACAAGACACGATTGCATGTCTCGTGCGGTCGCAGGGTAGCTCTTTTGCTGCCTCTGCTAGCGCAAACCCGAACGATCAAGTCAGCACACGCGCAGCAGAAAACGCTCGCGTCTTCATTCGGGATCGCGGATACGTTTTCTCAAACTGATGCGCCTCGACGGCTACACCCCGCCGCTCCACTGCGCCGTGGTGAACCACTCATCGCTGGCGAAGGACGAGGAGATATCGTTCTGGTGTGAGGCTGTCAACAAACAGATTCGCGAGCATGTTGCTCCTGCCTGGCAAGTGCCTCCAATGGCCGTGGTCTTCTACGGCCCCTCGGTCAAGATCCCATCCGATCAGGCGGCTGTGATCGGCATCGTTGATGATGACAACAATTCGGAAAGCGCGGGCTATCACACGCAGCTTGGCGATCTGGTCTACGGCCTCGTGGACATGTCGCAGTCGTCTATTCCATCACGTGTGCTCAGCCACGAAGCACTTGAGATATTCACGGATGCTTTTCTCGATCGTCTGGTCAACGGACCAGATAGTCTGAAATATTTCACCGAATGCGCCGATCCGTGCCAGGCCGACGGCTACAAAGTCCCCGTGACCTTGTTCGGCGTGAGCAAGGATGTGACCGTCTCCGATTTTTGTTTGCCCGCTTGGTACGATCTGCCGAGCCTGGAGACCGCCGTCGGTCCCTACAACCGCCTGGGGACGATGACCAGACCGTTCGAGATCGCCTATGGAGGCTACGCGCTGGCCCAGGATGAGAAGGGCCGCGTGCTGTTCCTGTCGCACGCCAAGGGCGCCATGATGTCCGCGGCGAAGATGAACCGAACCTCACGGACGAGCCGGATCGTCAGGACCGCGTAGCGGTTCCATCTGGCAGTCCGAGACGTGGCACACAGGATTGGGGAATGGCTTGTCGTCCGCGTCGAGTGCCCACAAGGTGGGCCAACAGGTGCAGCCTGCTATGTCACAGAAGCAGGGTTCCGGGTCTTTGAGGTGCTCGCGGTTCTCGGGAGTGTCCGGAATCAGGCAGCGCAGGGCCGATCCGACGAACCCGGCATTGGCCTTCTTCCAAACGCGATCTCCAATGATGTGCATGGCCTTACTTCAGTCAAGAAATCCCGGGAAGAATTCCCGCGACCGTCTTCGCAAATGAATGAGGGCAGACTTTTCTATCTGCCTCACACGTTCTCGCGTCACCGAAATCAAAACACCTACTTGTTCCAAAGTCATGGAACCAGACTCTGCGATCCTTTTCACACAGGTTTCTCCTTCATCTGACTCCATTCGGTAGCGGCAAAGCGTGGAAGGGCATGGGTTTGGGAGCCTGCGGCAGGCGGTGCCAGTTACCTGGTCGATATCGATTGTCCCGATAGGTAAGTCGGTCTCCCAGATCACGAACTTCCGATAGTGAACCCGGCACAGGTCCAAGCTGTAGAGGCCGCCCGGAGGTTGGTCGCATCCAGGAAAAATACAGGAGCTGTCCATCGATTATCCAGGCGCTGGAACAAGACAGCCGCGAAACAGGAACCCGCCGACAAACAACCCGATGGCGACCATCGTCATCACTCGCAACGCCTGCTTCATGGGCTTCCCGTCAAGTTCCTGCATGACCTCGGCCAAGTAGGCATCGCACGCGATCTTTCCCATCCAGACCGCTCCACGAATGTGACCTTGGACGAAAGACTCCTTCACGGCCGTGGTGATCATCTCACCGAGTTCCGGACCAAACGCTGGGGTGACGACGCCATCCATGCCAGCTACTTTTTCGCGCGCTACCCGCTCTGACATCTCCAGAGCATCGCGCATGGTGGCGTGCATCGTCATGACGGCTGGTGCCTGTCCGGCTTTGCCCCCATGCACAGGACCATCTGGGCCAGCAGCGTCTCCGGGAACACCAGGGAGAAGTAGCTCCGCGCGAACAGGCGCTTCCAGATCATGCGTCTCCTTTGGAAAATTTCAACAGGACCTCGGCGAGTTTGAACGCTTGATCCGGTCGCATGACGACATGAAATACTTCGCCCTCTTCGCGGAGGTATTTTTTTGGAATCGTCAAGCCGATACCAGGCTCGCCGAGATCGTTCACGAGGGCCGTTACACCGATCTGCGCGCTCACCTGCGCACCGTGCAGGTAGCCGTCCCCTCGAAGGTGAAGGGGCAAAAGGGCTGCTTTCCATCTACGTCCTGGAAGCCCGTCAGCAACCACTTCGCGGCGTCCCCGTCCACCTCGAAGATGGCAGTCCAGTACTCGACATTGCCGCAGTACTTCTTGGTCACCAGCTGCGCCTTGTTCGTCGACGTCTCCAAGAACCAGAGATCGCAACCCACGTCCCAGGTCAGGAAGAGCCTGCCAGCCATCTGTCCCGTGCCTCGCCGTTCTATGATTGTGCCGGTCCTCGCTTGAGGAGGTTCGTTAACCCGGGGAGGGCACATGAACGTCTTGATCCCCACGTACGTCCAGGTACAAGCGAAAGGATCGAAGACCTTTGCGTCCTGCGCGATAACGGTATCCGGCGGCGCAACGGCGTCGGCCACTGCTTCTTGCCCCAAATCGACCATCCACGAATCGATCGTCTGAAGGATATCGAGAACACTTGCATCCGGTTTCGGCGCTTCAGAACCTTGCTGATCGATAGCTGCTCCACCATCTGGCATTGCACCGACACTAGGCGGCAAAGGCGCTGTGTGTGCATCTTGCTCACTCCCCTGATAGGGCACGAAGAGGAACCCGTCATTTGACGGCCCACAAGACGCGAAGAAAAGAAGGAGCATGATTCGAAGCAGCATGACAATCACCTCAACTATTGTCCTCTGGATCCTGGATCTTCAGCGGGGTCCATTTTGCTCTGTCTAACCGCTCTCATGACATCTTGGTTCTTCGCCTTTACCTCCGCGTAGAACGCACGCCGTTGCTGACGGTTCATCTTGAATGGGGGATCGTTGGGGTGTTGCCCGTTCTTTTTTTCCAAGTTTTTCAACTTGGCCAAGTGTATGGGATCAACAGTGCGATGGAGTCGTCTCATACTCCTCAGAACAATGATGTCTGCCGCTGCACGAACTCCACGCCTTCAAGCAACGCCAAAGCTTCCTCCTTGTCACGCTTACGCTCTTCAATCGAAGTCGAGTCGAGGATACGGATGTTTCCCAAGGTGCCCGTGAAGGGGGGGGTCCATATCATCCAAGCGTACTCCGCTGAGTCGCTACCCTCACCACGGAACGATGGCCGATCGGGGAGCTG